CTGGTCGAGGCCGGCGGGGTGATCGTGATCGAGCTGAACCCGGACGCCGCCGCGGTGGACCTGGACGCGTGCCTGTTCGACCTGGACCCGGTCCGCTGGGGGCAGGACTCCACCGACACCGCCACCCAGGTCGCCGTCGGCTGGCAGGACCAGGGCGCCGAGGTGCCACCGAAGCCGGCCGGCCGCACCGAGACCGCCACCGACGAGGTGCTGACCGCGTCCCGCGGCCGGTTCCGGGTCGGGGTGTCCACCGACCTGGCCACCCAGGCGGACGCCCGGACGCTGGCCGGGACCCTGCTGGCCCGGTTGTCCGCCGGCGGCTGGCGGGTCACCGGGCTGACCTGGGAACTGGCCGCCACCGACCTGCTGGACGGGCCGGCGCTGGCCCGGGTGATGCAGATCCTGGACGGCACGACCCGCCCCGGGTTGCCGATCCTGCTGACCGGGTTGCCGGCGTGGTCGCCGATCGCCCCGGCGGACACCGTCCCCCTGTACCTGGAGGGCGGCACGTTCCGGAACGACCGCGGCGCGTGGACCCTGGAGCTGACCACCTCGTCCGCGGTGTCCCAGGGCGCGGCCGCGGTCCGCTGGGACGACCAGCCCGCCGGCTGGACCTGGGACGCCTACGACCCGGCCATCAGTTGGGACGATTTGGCCGGCGTCGGGATCTGACCCCACCACCACCACCTGAAAGGACGTGACCCCCTTATGCCAGCCAAGACCGGCACCGGGTTGCCGTACCCGCTGGGCACCGACCCGGTCCGGGACGGCGACAACACCATGCAGGCCCTCGCCGAGGCCGTCGACGCGCAATGGCGCAGGGGTGACTACATACCGACCACCAACGCGCAGGGCGGGTTCATCTGGCCACTGTCCCCACCGTTCGCGGGCCCGCCGATCTGCGTGTTCACCGACGGCGACGCGAGCGGGAGCAGTTGCCGGCAGTTCGGGGTGTACCAAGCGGGCAGCAACGGCGCCCAGGTGGCGGTCCAGGTGTTCGAGTTGGACGGCACCCCCGCCGTGAACGCCACCGTCCGGGTGCTCGGCATGTTCTGGGGCGGGTTGGCATGACCGCCACCTGCCAGACCGGGGACTGCCCGGAACAGGGCATCGGCAAAACGGTGACCATCACCCTGGACGAGGGGGACGTCATCCACTGCGGGCACTGCGGCCACCCCTGCGACCTCACCGGCGACCCCGACCCGGACTAACCGGCGCCGCCGACGGCGGTCAGCAGCAGCGCGGCCACCACCGCCGCCACCACCAGCACCCACACCACCCGGTGCCACCCCGCCTCCGTCACCGGTCCGCCCAGATGTTGCTCTCGATGTCGGCCCGGGTGAATCGAATCCGGATCTCCGTCGGTGTCGCCGTCACCCCGTCCGGCTGGGTGATCCCCCCGAGGACCACCGCGGCGTCACTGCCCGGATCGGTGCTGTGCAGGGTGAGCGTGAACCGCTGCGGGGGATGATCGGTCACTGTGCGTGGTCCTTCCCGGATTGTTCTACCCCTTGGATCTCGGCGATGCGCTCTAGCGCGTGCTCGGCGATCCGCCGGGCAAGCTGATCCTGAAATGTTTCGGTGCCGTTCATCGACTCCCAGCACACCGACCCGGCGCCGACGGCCTGGTAGATCACCTCGGTCAGTGTCTCGGCGCCGTGGAACATGTTCTGTTCGCTCACTGCCCGTCACCTTTCGTACTGGTGTCCACCGGTGGTGTGCCGATAACTGACGATATGTCAACCAACGGGAGCCTGGACACCTGTTCGATTCCCACCATCCGGGAATCACTGTCAGTCATCATCGCCCAAAGGCGCAGGACACCATCGCATGCGTAGGCCGGGTGCGGTCGCCCGGGCGGCACCCGGTCGCCGCACACCACGCACTGGGCCCACCCGGGCTGCTGTCCGCAGGACCCCGTCACCGGGCGGTGGTCTCGACGTCGGCGGCGAACCGCGCCAGCATGGCCGCCGCTGCGTGCAACTGGTCGAGCTCGGTCGGGCGCAGCAGGTCCCGCCACTCTTTGGCGAACCAGTCCAGCCATTCGATCAGCGCCGCGGTGTCCTCCCGGGCGCCGTAGCTCTCCCTCATCGGAGGTTGGCGGGCTGCGCGCCGCGGGTGCGGCGGGATTTGACCAGGTGCCCGAACCGTTGCGCGGCGGCCTGCCGGGTGACGCCGAGCTCGGCGCCGACCATCGTCCAGGAGTAGCCCTCGGTCTCGACGAGGCGGATGACGGCCTGGTCGAGGACCTTGGCGTGGATCTTGGCGACGTAGTCGAGGTCGGCGAGGCTGACCACCCCGGACTCGGCGTAGAGGGGTGCGTGGGCGGCCTGGCGGGTGCTCATGGCGACGTAGTCACCTCCGGGGACTCGGCGGGACCGGCGGCGGGCGTTGCGCCGGTCCCGGGCCCGGTACGCCGCGAGCTCGGCGGCGTCGGTGTCTGAAAGGATCTTGTGCACTGGGACTCCTTAGGTCCTGGTCACGCCCCGGGCGGCAGTGGCTGGCCGCGCCGGGGTCCACCGGTGGTGGAGATTCCCACGGTACCCCTAAACGCAAGGTTGCCTTGCGTTTAGCGGGCGGGATCACACGGGGTGACCGTAACCCCCCGTACGGGTCGTTATCCGGGCGAACGGCGTAAGAGGGGTTCCCACAGTCCCCGGTTGCTGTCAGTGTCGGGCCCCCCCGGCACCGTCGCCGGGTGAATACCACCAGGGTGATTACCTTCCGGGATTCATAACCCGCCGCCGGTCCGATCAGTGCCGACGGCTGACTAGGCCAACCGAGTGACGCCAGAAATGAATCGGCACGGTACGGCGCGCCGCCGAGGGGACGTGGGCGCTGAGTCCGTACCGTGCCGGGTGCTGGTCGTCGCCTGTCAACGACTCCCAGCTACGTCCGCAGGAATCAGCTGCGGCCGAGGCCCGATCTTACGGGCACCCCGGCCGTTTGAGCCGGGAGGAACACACCCAATGAGTTTCCGTCGAGGCCGGGACGTGGACGTGCCCGCCCCGCCGACCATCGTGGACGAGCTGCGCTCGTTCTATCGCCATGCCCCGCACACGTCGGCCCCGTCGGGGGTAGCCGAACGTGCTCGCCGCTACCTGGACGGCGGCGCCTAGCGGCCCCCCGGCACCCGATCGGGTGCGCACCGCATGTGAGGGCTAATCACCCCCGTCACCGACCGTCAGAGGGCGACCAGGTACCGGGATCGGTGCGCCCGCATATCCGCGCGCCCAAAAACAGGTGATGACACCCCATAGCGGGGGCGGTGTTTCACCCGTCCCCGTGCGAGAGCACCGGCCGTGTCGATAAATAGAAGGATGGCCCGCCGACACCTGTTGGCCCGCAACGTTATGCGGGTGGATCATTGGTGCTCATATTCCGGCCCTGAGACCGAGTAATACCCGGCTCCCCCATACCGTCTGCATACCGTTGGCTCCATACGGCAGAACGACGTTGCGGTGTCCAGATTTAGGACACCGCTGCCCGCAGCACCCGTTCTTCCACCGGCAGGGTTGAACAAAACCAACTGCACTGTCGGTGCCCGGTGATACACCGAAGGGCGTGTATCCGATCGTGATTGATCTGCCGGACCTGGCGGTGTCGGTGGACACCGAGCGGCCGATCGGCGGGCCGACCCGGGTGCGGGTGTACCTCGGCCCGGAGATCGAACTGGTGATGACCGCGGCCACCGCGGACCGGCTGGCCGACGCCCTGGACGAAAACACCACCGACGACACGAACCCCGTGAGCCGGGCCGGGTGGGTCCGGTGACCCGGGAGGCGTACGCCGCCGCGGTGCGGACCGCCCTGGACTGCATCCACGGGCAGCAGGGCGGCGACCTGGTCCGGCCCTGGACCAGCACCCCGGCGTGCCCGCTGTGCCGGCGCCGGGACCCCGTCACCTGGCGGTACGGTGCCGGCCGATGAGGACTGGCGGGTCGACCTCGTGATCTCGGCGACGGCGGACGCCCTGCTGGCGGTGTGCGCCCTACAGACCGAGAACGACATCGGCCGGGCGTACCGGCGGGCGCAGCGGGCCCTGCTGCGCACCGTCGAGCGGATGCACCTGGCGCAGCGGCGGATCGAACGGAGATCGGATGACGACGAGGGATGACGACGACCCGGACCGGTGGCCGACCCCGACCCGGCGGGAACCCCGCGGCCTGTTCCCGGTGCACGAGGACCGGCCCCGCCGGGTGCTGACCCTGGCCGAGGCCCGGACCATCGCCCGGGACCGCCTCGACGCGTGGCGGCGGGAACATGAGTAGCGGCACGTCCTACAACGGATGGGAGGCCAGTCCCGATAAGGCCGCGATCGGGGTGGTGTCCAATGACGTGTTCCCCGGCGGGGTGAAGGCCGGCGACGTGGCGACCGTGCTGGGCTACGTGATGCGGCAACTCGACGCCCGGGTCGAGCCGGTGGTCGACGGCTGGTGCTGGGGCTACACGTACAAGGCCAACGTCAACAACCCCTCGCAGTTGTCCTGCCACGCCAGCGGTACGGCCGGGGATTGGAACGCACCCGACCATCCGAACGGCAGTAGCGGGACGTTCACCTCGGCGCAGCGCGGCACCATGTACGCCATCCTGGACGAGTGCCAGGGCGCGGTGTCCTGGCTCGAGGGCTACGACGAAATGCATTTCGAGATCTGCGTGGACGCAGCGGACCTCGCCACCGTCGCCGCCACCCTCGGCGGCGCCGGGCCGACCCCGATCCCCGACCTGGAGGACGACACCATGATGCAGCTCGTACGAGTGGACGGCGGGGACGGGAAGATCTACGCCGCCTCGGCGGTGGGCCGCCGGTTCTACTACGTCGACAACCCCGACGCCCTCTCGGCGAACCAGGCCGCCGGCACCTACTCCGACACCATCACCGACCTGGCCGAGGCCGCGGTGCACCATGTGAAGTGGGCGTGCACCGACCAGACCGACTACACCCCTGGCCAGCCACTGTGATGACCCGCCGCCCACCACCGGGCCGGGCCCGGTACGCCGGCCCCGCTGTCACCCGGCTGAACCGGGCGGTGCTGGCCAGGGACCACGACCCCGACCTGGGCTACGCCCCGTGTCACTGGTGCGGCGGACCCGCGGACACCGCCGACCACTGGCCGCTGTCCCGGATGGACGGCGCACCCGACATCCCCTCGGCCTGCGTCAGTAGCTGCCGCTCGTGCAACTCCAGCCGCGGCGCGGCGATGGGGAACCGGCGCCGCGCCGCACCGCCGCCGTCCCGGACGTGGGCGCCCGGCGTTTTCTGACCACCACGCGGGCCGTACAGC